CCCGAGCCGACACAGCAGGGCGTGGATGGAGGAAGAAGTAACGCAAACACTATTGACTACACCGCCATGATACGAGCCATCTCGGGATAGGGAGGATGTCCACTCCCCATGGCGTCAGCAACGGCACAGGCGTGCCACCTCGGTAGGGTGGTGGGGGTTCGACTCCCCCCCGTTGTTCTAACCCGTGCTTCGGCACATAAACCCCAACATCATGTTGTTTACTGCAACCGCCTTTCAGGCATACACCACGACCCGCGACAAACACGAAGTCGCATTGTCAAACCGCTTCGAGTTCAGCTACGACCTCGACACCAACAACAAGCAAGCCCGCGACCTCGTCATTGGCACGATGCTCAACCGCTTGTTCCGCTACTTGTCCTTGCAGAAGCAGACAGGCGCACGCTTCACCAACCTGTCGCACCCTGTCCTCTTGCAGTTCAAGGTCGGCAAGTCCACCATCGACCTCCGCGACATCGAGGAGCGTCTGCAGGCCACCTTCAAGGTTGGCCACACGCCCAAGGCCAAGCGTCGATTCGCAGGGCGCGTTGTGGCTGTCGTCGAGTTCCTGCTCGAAGCACCTGTGCAGATGACTGCCACCGAGTTGCTCGCCTCCTTGGAGGAGCAGATTGCAGAGGAGATGGTCGCTGAGTTGACCGCATAAGTGGACTAAGTTAGGATGTAGACCACAGGTGTACTTGGAGGATGCTACACGGCAGACTAGGCAACGCGCCACGTTCTGTTCGGGCATCGGGGGTTCGACTCCCCCTGCACCACAAACACTTAAACCCATACATTATGGAAACTCCAAAGTACAGCCCCGAGATGGCTCAAACTCTCGTAGACGCTTTGAACTGGCTCACGATTAAGGGATGGTCTCCATCCATGCGTTGGGAGCATTGGAACACTGACAAGCCCGTCATCACCATCCACGTTCGCTCGCTTGACAATGCGGGTTCATTCCTTGACGCGATGGCCGTCTCCATCACCGAGATGTGGCAGATTGAGAGCTTCGCGGAGAGGTGGCGGAACCACCTGCTCGATACGGCAGAAGCAGACAAGGTTGAACTCTTTGAAACCAAGGAAGCATGATTCAGCTTGAAACCACCGACTACAGCATCGCCTACTGCGTCCTGTGCGTAGCCCTCCTCATCATCTTTGCACTCCTTGCATCATACTTTCAGAACTCATGAACATAGAACTCAACATCCCCGACGAGCGTTTGCACGACATCTTCTGCAACGCCATGTATTCAACCCGTGACTTCCTCGTAGTGCAGGAAGAGTGGGACAAGATAGACGAGCATTGGAATAGCCCCCTGAACAAAGACGTTCGGGAGGCGCACCCCGACCCGTACATCGAACGCAAGATGTGGGCGTACATCGAGGCGGGCAAGTCCATTGCCTTCTACGACGAGTACCAAGAGCAGAAGGTTGAGCTGTCATGGCATCGAGTCCACGAAGGCACAGCCAAGATGGCCAAGGACTACGATTGGCACTTCATGGACATCATCAGCGAGAACGACGACGCCATCACGGCAGACGTGTGGCTCCAATGCGTACTGCTCGGTGAAGTGGTATACGGATAATCAACGATAGTCGGCGGACGTTAAGCGCAACCTAAACGTGGCTCTGACCCTGAGGCGCATGGAATCAGACAGAGCCGAGATGTATACCATGCCACCCGATACCCTGTGGGCAGAATAACAATCAGGGGAGAGGATGGGCAAGGGGAGCAATGCCACTGAACGGGTGACACCTAGACGTTCAGGCCCCACCCAACCTCGCTTTTTCAAACCCTTAATTCAATCCAATGGCTTACTCAAAGAAGTATGACGTAACCAACCGCCTCATCGACTACGAGTGCGGACACCTCGACGACAGGGGCACGCTTCGCCTGTTCTCTGAACTCGTCAAGACAGGCATGGCTTGGACACTCCAAGGACACTACGGACGCACAGCGCAAGCACTCATCGACGATGGGTGGCTCGAAGCGGACGGCAATTTCGGAATCAAGGTAGACACTCTACCACTCAACTAATTTTCATTTCAATCCCATACATCATGGAACAATCAATCAAAGACCTCTTGGCCAAGGCACAAGTCAAGAAGGAAGTGTGCAACGAACGTGCCGAGTTCTACATGGAAGTTCAACGCGTCATCATGAAGCAGGCAGATGAGATTCTCGGCCTTGAAGAGAAGCTACGCAACAACGACGGCCTTGCTGTCGATTGGCCTGTACTGCGCAAGGTATTCCTGCTTGGTGCAGGGTATGGTGCTCAAATGCAGGAGATGTACGTCAGCGAAGAGATGCGCGACTACGAAGCCGAGGTCTACACGTCCTTCTCTGACAACGGGATGTACGCAGACATCAACGGCACGTACACCCTCGACGCGTCGGACTTGGCAGACCACGTGCGCTTCCATCACATCAACCTCGCTGACTTGGAGGACATCCGAAAGTTCATCGACATGAACGACGATGAAATCGACACGAAGATTGGGGCACACATCAAGCCCACGTTCAACCTTTCTAAATCAACAGACAATGAAACGCAACAGAATAACTCCTGACGCGTGGCTGTGGGTCGCCTTCCTTGCATGGTTGGCGTTCCTCGGCTCGCTCGTTGCCCTTATGTAATCACTGGCGAATGAAGCAAGTAAACCTAACCCAAGTACAGAAAGCATTGCTGTACATCAAGGCACTCGGACACTTCGAGGCCGACATTGTCTACACGGGTGACGACCCTAGGTGTGATGAACCAACGGTGGCTATGCAATCCAAGCACATCCTCATCGACGGCGACCCACCTGTGTACCAATCCCTGTACATCAGGTTGCATCAGTCTGACGTCGAGGCATTTGCTCGTGCGTACGACACCAACGTAGAACATTTACAAACCAATTCAACACAATAACTATGTCTAAGATTAACAAAGACACAGGTTCCTACTGGGACCACAAAGGCAAGTACCAACAGGAGTACGATGCCGCATGGAAAGCACTCATCCCCGCATCAGGTGAAGCAGAGGACGGACTACCCGAGGCACTGCGTGCAATCTCACGGGTCGGCTACGACTACTACAACAACGGGTTCTGCAACCTGTGGAGGTCGTGGGATGACGGAGACACCACGATGGACTCGTACTACGAGGACTTGGTGGACTACCTCGCCTACCACGTACCGCCCAAGCTGTACAGGGAGTTCAAGGGTTGGCTGCCCACCATCAGCTACGGGAGCATTGATTGGGGTAGCAATGGCGACGACGTCATCGACCGCATCATCGACCACATCATTGAGCAGATGCTCGAAGAAGAACTAATCACCAAGGCATGAACATTTTCAAATACAATGGCCTCATCAATGACGAGGGCTACTACACAGGCCCTGAACTTCAGTGGAATGTAGAGGATGTCGAGGTTGCTTGCGAGCGCATCGGCCTATCCCTTCCCGAGTCTGACTACGAGCGCATCCTTGTCGCCTCGTTTGAAGACAACGATTGGGTGATGGAGCGAATGCAACAAGCCATCCAAGACACCATCCGATACATGATTGATAACGGAGAGCTACCAAACGCAGACCAATGAACGTAAAAGACATCTTCAACAAAGTAGTAGAGCTGTCTAAGATGCAGGAGGCGGAGCTTGTCAGACACAACAGGTCCCTTGCAGAACAGCTATCCAAGAACACATCGTCAAACGTTTACACAAATCACAAATGAATACACCAATGAATCAGTTCCCCAAGGGTATGTCCCGCAGGAACAAAAGAAAGTGTCAAGAAGAGTACACACAGGAGATGCAGGGCGCGGGGTTCAACCTCGTAAACTGCGGTAGCTGTGGCTCTCCGTTCCTCCATCGCACACAGCACGAGGAGATTGAGTGCCCCTTCTGTGACTATCGCTCCGAGCCGTGCGACTTCCCCGACTACTTCCACGAGGGCTTCGCTGACTCAGCAGAGTTCAATGACCCCACGCAGGGCGTAGACAAGGAGGTAATCGAAGACCTCTGCCACAAGGTGGCGGACATCAAGTACGACTTGCAAGTGGTACTCGACAAACTATACGGAATGGACAATGAGTGAAGTCACAATCTGTGATGTCAAGAACCATCATTAACCCCTGATTCCCACCACAAAGGCGGAAATATACATCATCATCATGACTGAGAAAGAACAACTACAAAAGCGGGTGCAAGAGCTCGAACGTGAGGTCGAGTTCTACACCAAGAAGTACAACGAACTAGCACAACCGCTAGAATCAAGCACGATGCAAACCATCATCTACAACGCCGCCACTGGCACGCAGTTCATGGACATCATGCAAGACTACATGGAGTGTCAAGAATCCCCAACCTTCAACGTACAGCAAGGACTGAGTGACCTGTACGAAGACCTGTCAAACCTTTACAACGACAACATACAATGAGTAACGAAACAGAATCAGACATCCGCCTCTACGTAAGCAACTGCTTCAACCACAGGGGCTACAAACACGACGGGGAGACCCTCGACGAGAGCGGATACCAACAGCTATCACGCCTCATGATTGAGGAGTACGACCTGTCACACTCCGACGTGGACGAAATCGTAGGCGCCCTCGAAGAGATGGTCGCTCTCTACATCATGGAATGGTCACCAAAATTCAACGACGATGACGAGTAAATCAAGCAATCACAATCATCTCTACAACGTTATCGAGGACACCCTCATCACGTTGTGGAAAGAGGGCAAGTTAGTTCGCTCTACCAACCCTGACACCAAGACCGGTGAGTACTACTACACCACAGCAGAGAAGGGAAGGGCCGCCACAAAAAGCAACCCTGCGCTAGGCAAGTACATCACCTACAAAGAATTTCAATCTCAAATCAACTAACATGATTTTCAATCTATTCAAACGCAACACTCGTGAAGAGTTCGACTACCGAGCGGGAGGCATGGTCATCAAGCGAATCCCCAACGCAAGAGGAGAAGAGGGTATGCGCGTCCGCATCGAGGTAGGCAACAAGGACTTCATCTCCCTGTCCAACTGCTTGCACATCGGCAGGGCGGCACAGCTTTCCAAGCACGAGGCCGACCCCGAGAATCAGTTCAAGTTCAACAGCAAAATCAACAAGCAAATCAACACGCTTCGTTACCTGTCGACTGCACTTGTCAACGAGCACCGAGCAAAGAAAGGCAAGGAGCCTCTTGCAATTATGGATTCTGATTCCTAACTTTATCAACATGGAAGAGTACATCTTACAGGAAGACACTGACAATCAGTACGTTGTGTTCGTCACATACGAGTACCATCCGTACCGTCCTGACAGTGACGTCGACCCCGGCAACCCTGAGTACGTGGAGGTCGACCGTGTGTACATCAAGAGCACACGCCCTGTTGTCGAGCCCAACGTGGTACCCGAGGAACCCATCGACATCACGGACTTCCACCTCGCCACCCTCATGGACTTCGCTGCTCTTGAGGAGCAGATACTAGAACACCTAAATTCATTTAAGTAATGGCAGATTTTGAAGAACGCAGATTCCTTGTCGGTTGGTCTGACGACGGCAAGGAGTACGCAACCATGGTCTGGCTGTGCCAAGTTCCCATGGAGCACAAGGGCTACAGCATCAACACTCTCGATGGTACGTCAGACTTGTTCGTAGTCGCACCTAATGGCGGTGTGATAGGTAACGCAAAAGCATACGAGGTATGAGCGGGCACTACACACTTCGGTACCACTTGGGTCGTGGCAGAAACTACAAGAAGTGGCAGCTCAAGAAGATGTCTCCGGTGGGCAAGTTCGCTATGGCGACAGAATACCACAGGCCTGACGGATTCGTTGCGCTGTTGCACAACTGTAGGCTACGCAACCACGGCTCAGTAGCCAAGCGTATCCACGACGGCATGAACAAGACGGTCTGTGCTTGGGTCGAGTTCGACGACTACCACTTGGTAGGTGGCGAGCATCTGCCCCGAATACTGATGGAGCAGACCGACAAGAGGTACATGTACAATCCACGCAAGCACCCACACTGGGTAAGCGGTGTGTCCGACAACGAGGACAACGCTGTGGTTCCCTTGATGCTTGTACACAATCGGAACCTATATGGAATCGCAGAGTAAGCTTGCAATGTACAAGGCGTGCTACATGCACTTCATGTACGGAGGCTCGACCGTGTCCCCATGGAACAGCCACGTGCCGACAGAAGGATACATGCTTGGGCGTAGTGACCTATCCGAAACCATCCTAGTGCAGTCAGTCTACAATCCTGACATGGCTGCGCTTGACCTTCCCGCAATCCAAGTGCCACGTCAATCATACGTGTCCAACCTAGCGATTGCATGGACGATGCAGATGGACGCCATCACCAAGCTCAAGCAACACAGCCTTAAGTCCAAGATGTATGTAGGTACATGGGACAACAAGGAAGGTGACACCGAGGTCGACATCTCACAGCTGTTCGATGACAAGGAGGAAGCACTAGACAGGTGCAAACTCCTCGGAGAGAAGTGTGTGTGGGACCTCAAGAACAACGTAGAAATCTATCCCTAATTCAAATGAACATGTCTAATTTCAAGAGACGTTGGTCACAACAAGAGGTGGCCACTGCTACGGAGCACATCACAAACGACGTGCCCCTCACATTCAACAACCCAACCATCAACAAGGTGGCTAAGATTATCGGTCGCTCACCCGAGTCGGTGTGTGCCAAGATGACTCAGCTCCGCATCGAGGACCGCAAGTGCATCACGCTCAACGCCAAGGAGCGCAACGCAGCTGTGCTTGTCATGTCCAAGATGCTGTTCCATGATGAGGTTGACGGTGAGCTGTACTTCAAGCTTATGCGTATCATCCATGAGAACTCGGTGACAGTTCGATGACAGAGAGACAATGGCGCAGGCATCTGCTTGTACTAAGGGTTGCACTAACGCTATACATCTCGTTCATTATCAAGATGTTATGGTGGCGATGGCAGTGATGTGTGGAAAACTTTTTTCCTACATCCTGCTATCAAACCCTTGATTTTGTCAGAAATAGTTCCGAACTTTACCCCGATAAATCGGGAACAACACAATTCAATTCCACATGAAAACAATCATTCACAAGCTCTCTGACGTGCAGGCACGACTGAAAGCACCCAAGGGACAATTCAATTCCTTTGGCAAATACAAGTACCGCTCGTGCGAGGACATTGTAGAATCTGTAAAGCCCCTTCTAACAGAACATGGTCTCGCTCTCGTGATGAGTGACACCATCGTAGAGACAGGTGGTCGAGTGTATGTGCAGGCTACAGTGACAGTATCTGATGGCGAGGCAGAAGTATCTGCTTCAGGATTCGCTCGAGAAGAAGAGAACAAGAAAGGTATGGATGGCTCGCAAGTCACAGGTGCTGCCTCTTCGTACGCGAGAAAGTACGCGCTCAACGGACTGTTCTGTATTGATGATGGCAAGGACAGCGATGCCACCAACACGCATGGCAGCTACACCAAGCCAGAAAGAATCACCGCACCTCCTGTTGAGAATGGCAAGATTAAGCCACAGGTAGACGACGAGACTATGGAGAAAGCTATCGCTTTCATTCAGAACTCAAAGAATCCACAGCAAGCTTACGCCATGTCCGTGGACAAGTACACCTTTACTCCCGAACAGGATTCCGAATTGCTCGAGACAGTCAATAAGACCGTCGCAGCTAAAGGCGCGAAGAGCAAGAGGAAATAATGGAGTTCTCTCTCAAGCTACAGGAGAAGACGGGCAAGAGTTATCTGTCCTACAGCTCAATCAAGCATGCGCTCACTGACATGCGTGCCTTCGAGTTGTATATGGCGGGCAAGCTGAAGAAGGAGTCTCCGGCTCTCACCTTCGGCTCGATGTACGACATGATGTTGTTCGAGCCTGACAAGGCCAAGGCTACCTATCAAGTCATCGACCATGACCAAATCATGGAGAAGATGAGCGACCGAGTCAAGGCCCTGAAGAATCCCAAGAGCTCATCAGAGTACAAGGCGGCAGTGCAACAGATAAAGACTGAGGCTGTCGAGGAGGACAAGCATCTCGTTGAGGAGTCAGAGTGGAAGACAGCTCACTTCATGGTGAAGCGGTTGATTGACTCCGGCATCAAGGACGGATACATGATGGGCGACTATCAGGTTGAGTTCAACGAGTTCATTGACGACATCCCAGTGCGTGGCTTCTTTGACTGCAAGGGCGCGGAGTACGTGTCCGACAGCAAGAGCACGCGGTCGATACCGGGATTCAAGTACGATGTAAACAAATTCTCCTATGACATTCAAGCGTATATCTACACGCAGGTCGCGGGTCTTGATGACTTTTTTTGGGTTGCTCAGGAAAAGACGTACCCGTACCCGGTGGCTGTGTATAAGGCGAAGGAAGAGACGATTCTGAGAGGGCAGTTCAAGTTCGAGCATGCCGTCGCCAAAATAAAAGATTGGCTTTTCCTTGACAAACCCGTAGTCAATGACTACATTTACGAAGAAATTTAATTCAACATTCTATTCACATGGATACAAACAACAAACCAGCAGACCGCGTTTTCATCGGCGATGTAACGCAGGTCAAGTCTTCTGCTCGTGTCAAGTTCACCCTTGCTGAGTTGGAAGAGATGAAGAAGTACGCAACAGATAAAGGCGCTGTCTATGTCTCAGTCGTGTTGACTCCTGACAAGGAGCGCTTCTCAAAGTCGAACGCTTGGGCATCCGTCTACGACCCACGTGCCGAAGGCGCTCAGCAAACCAAGTCGAACGACGTACCGTTCTAAGGGGTAAACTGTTTCATGATGTTAGGGGGTGGCCTTGGGTTAAGGGCTGCCCCCGCTTCATCTCATGAGAGACATCTACTACTACGAACTAAAGCTCCGGTACAAGAAAGGCAAGAAGGTAATCAGAGAGTACGGCGCGGAGGACTACGCTGTCACCAGTGCAGAGACCAAAGAGGACATCCTCAAGGGACACACATGGGACAGGATGTACCGCAACTACTACGGACCTAGATACGATGGCACAGTCGAAATCAAAATTGAAGAGATACTCTCCAAGAAGAGAGTGGGTTCCAAAGTACGAAGTCAAGCGCCGTGATGTCGGCGACCTCATCAAGGTGAGGGACTCGTACTACCAAGCTATTGGTTACCCGTTCGACCCACATAACCGAGAGCAACGCAACGTCATTTTCCGGGTGGCGTTTGCAGAGGCAATGTTCCACTACTTCACAATCACGTCAATCGCCAAGGCTCTTGAGAAAGACCACAGCAGCGTGAGTTACTACGTGAAGAACTCATCACTGTACGATGGGTACTACGACTTCTACAAGATTCTCAAGGAGGCAGCTACCTGCATCTACCACTTGGAGGTGGGGAGTACAGCCTTGGGTATGAGACTAAAAGAAAATATCAAGCAGTATGTCGCAGAACTTGAATCATCGTGACTTTGTGCGAGACGTCAAGGGCGTGTTAGGCGAGCTCACTTCTCTACTTACGGAGAAGAACAGGAGGTATGGCAACGCTGCGCTCAACCCAGCGCGTATCTTTAGCAAGGCTACCTCACACGAGCAACTGCTAGTTCGCATCGACGACAAGCTGAACCGCATCAAGAACTGGGGGACAGACGACGTGGATGAGGACACACTGCTAGACCTGATGGGCTACTTGGTATTGCTAAGGATTAACATGAAACATGAAACAGGTGGTAACGATATTCGAGGACCTTTACAACAAGACACCGCTGTACATCACAGTGGAAACAGCACTGCAACGCATCCAATCTGGCAAGCAGAAGAAGAAGATTGAGCGTGTCCGTGGCGGGGACAAGGAAGCCAAGAAGCTTCTTCCCATCGTGCTGTGGAGCGGTGTGTTTAATGAACGCAATGACGAGTCGCTGCAGAAACACAGCGGCATCATTGTTCTAGACTTCGACCATGTCGGGGACGTAGAGGATGCTAAGGCTAGGCTTGCCTTCGACCCGCACGTGGTAGCGTGTTGGACTTCACCTAGTGGTGACGGAGTCAAGGCACTCGTAGAGATTAGCAACCCGGAAAGACACAGGGACCACTTCCGTTCTCTCTGTGATTACTTCCAAAGAAAGCATGAGCTCGAGGCTGACCCATCGGGCATCAACGAATCGCGTGCGTGTTTTGAATCGTACGACGACAACATCTGCATCAACTCAGAGCCCACTAGGTTTGGTGGACTCAAATCGGAACAGCATGCAGAGCCAGACCCTACCGAGGTAAAGGGGCGTACTGACTACGAGAAGCTTCAGATAGCTGCTCAAATGATTCGGTACGCCCCCGATGGGGGCAAGCATGCAGCGTTAGTGCGTGCCTCCTACCTGATGGGCGGCTTCATTGCTGCTGGTCGGGTCGAAGAGGACGAAGCCTTTCGCGTACTTGTTCGTGAAATTGAAGCACGGAATCCTCTCGACCTTGACCAAGCCCGAAAGACAATCGTCGATGGCATAGAGAAGGGCAAGCTCGCGCCGATTGGTGAGATTACCCGTGAGCTTGAGAAGGTCAGGCACGAGATGCGGGTGAACGATGGTGACATGTCCTTCATCACGTCGGACGACAGAGACTACGAGTGGATTCAGAAGTTCATCGCAGGACAGATTGAACTAGGCCTTGGCACAGAGAACGAGAAGTTCGACGAGTACTTCAGGTTCAAGCGTGAGTTCCTCATGATTAACGGACACAGCAACGTGGGTAAGACCACCTTCACGCTGTGGCTGATGGTCGCTGCATCCATGTTGCATGGGTGGAAGTGGCTTGTCTACAGTGCAGAGAACCCGACATGGGCCAACAAGATTAAGGTGATGCAGTTCTGCATGGACATGCCTATCAAGCGCATGAACCACAAAGAACTTACGGCTGCACACGAGTGGGTAAACAAGCACTTCACGTTTGTTGACAACCACAAGAACTACAGTGTTCACGACATCCTTGTCTTCGCAGAGAAGATGAAGAACTACGAGGGCATCGACGGTATCTTGGTTGACCCCTACAACGCACTGCGTATTGACCTGAGCTCACACCGTGGACTCAGCACACACGAGTACCACTACGAGGCAGCCAGCGAGTTCCTCACCTTCAGCAACAAGCATCAGGTTGCAGTGTGGGTCAACGCCCACGCCTTCACTGAAGCACAGCGCAGGAAAGGTCCCGATGGGTTGCCGCTTGCTCCCTACGCTGAGGATACAGAGGGCGGTGGTAAGTTCGTGAACCGTGCCGACGGATTCATTACGCTGCACCGCAAGACACAAGCAGAGGACTGGAGTGACAGGCGTACCGTGGAGATGCACGTACGCAAGGTCCGCATGACTGAGACGGGTGGCAACCCCACCGCACTAGACTATCCACTACGATTCGAGTTCAGCAAGCAGCAGTCAGGATTCAACTTCGTGAGCCCCGGGCCACGCCTGTTCCGTCCACTGTGTGAATTGCTTGTGGGAAAACAGATGACGCTTTGATGTTGTAAGTACACCTATTTACCAGTAACTTGCATCATGGCACGGCGTAAAAGCATGAACCGTGGTGGCAAGAAACTCAAGTCAGGTCTTGAGGTTTACTGTTACGACAAGTTGAAAGAAGCCAAGCTCAAGTTCGAGTACGAGCCTGAGAGCTTCACTCTCGTCGACAAGTTCATCTACCCCGGAATCTATTTCAAGTCGACCAACAGGCGACCTGACATGATGGATTACTCAGGGAAGATGGTCAGGAAGATGGAGTACACACCGGACTTTGTGTCTCACGAGCACAAGTTCATCATCGAAACCAAGGGGTACCAGCGTACCCAGCACGGGTTCCCACTCAGGTGGAAGCTCTTCTTGAAGCAGATGGTGGAGACCGGGAATGGCGACTACATGTTGTTCGTGCCGAAGAACAGCAAACAAGTAGACAAGGTCATTCAAATCATCAAGGATGAAATTAAGAAAGCTAAGTGAACTGTACTCGTTCTCCACGCAGGAGATTCAGAGGCTCACAACAGAGCTGTACGAGTCGCTGCATGACGATGCAGGCAACCCTATCTCTTCTTCGGAGGAGGTGTCGGAACTAGTCAAGGACTTCCGTATGAGGGTTAACATTGAGGTAGCAACTGTCAAGGATGCCTGCCTTGAATACAACCACTCATGAGTAAGAACTTCCTTGCAGACATGCAGGTTGGTGACCTAGGTGAGCAGCTTTGGGCAGCGTGGCTCAACGCAAAGGGAGGTGACTGCACAATCTCAACAGGCAAGTGTGACTGGGATGTCTTCGACAACAACACTGGCGTGTACTACGAAGTCAAGACAGACGTCAAGGCATACTACTGGGCAGAGCGCAGGAAGGAGCCAGTCAATCTGTTCTTGGAGTACGAGTCAGTTAAAACCCAGCAACCTTGTGGGATTATGAAGACAAAGGCAGAGTACTTGGTTTACATCGTCCGCAATCCAGAGAAACTCCACATCGCTTTTACGTTTGACTTGGAGAAGCTGCGTGCTTATCTTTGGAAGGCGCACAAGGAGAACCGCTTTGCAATCCGCAAGCCTGTGATAAACGGCATCGGCAACGTCAAGGGGTGGACACCACCCATCCATGAGCTCGTTGACGACAAGGATTCAGGGTTTGTCAAGCTCATCATCCTGCCAATGTTCCTTCTAAACAGCAGCAATGAAACAACACTATCGCAACTGTCGTTGCTTGAGACAGAAAATCGACAGCTTGTTGAGGTCTAACGCCTCGTATCAAGCGCACAACATTGGGTCAGGAACTACCCCAGAAGAGAAAGAGGAGGTGAACCGCTACTGTTACGAGCAGTTCATCCTCCCCATCAAAGACTTGGACGAAGACTTCTTCGAGTCTATCAGCTGACAATCTTTGCGCCCCCTGCCATGGTCATACCAACCATGTCCTTTGGGTCACGCATCAGCTTCATAGCTCCGCCTCCTTCGTACTCCATCTT